TAATGCTGTTGCAACTGCATCTAGTGCAGTATCATCTGGTGGCGCTGCCGCCTCCAACGGTACAACAGGGGTCAACATCTAATGTCCCGAACATACTCAGGTGGTATAATTACCCCCGCACCAGCAACGCCGACTGGCCCGTACCAATGCGGCACGGCCCCCGGCATATGGACAATCGACCAGATGCTGACTTGGCAGAAGGCGGGGGTGTGGCCTACGGCGGGTAATGCGTTTGGTACTTTGGCTATATTTGCTCTTGGAGCTACGGCATCTGGACCAACTGTTCGTTCATCAACTCGCAATAAATATACTTACTCAGGTGATGTAAATACCGTTGCAACGTCAGCAAGTTCTGCATCATCTAATGGATCAGCGGTTGGAAATGTAACAACTGGAATTTTTGCACTGGGGTATGCTTCTGCATATTCTACCACTCGCGATAAATACACATATTCAGGTTGTGTAAGCGCGTCTGGAACGGCGTCTAGTGTTAATTCTGGTTATGGGTCTGCCGCTGGAAATTCTACAGTAGGAATATTCCAATTAGGTTTAGGGACAACAACTCGCAATAAATATACATATTCTGGTGATACTAATGCTGTTGCAACAGCTTCATCAATTAACACTTGTGGTGGATCTGCGGCTGGCACTTCAACATTTGGAATTTTTGCTGTAGGTTGCGGAAAAACAACTCGCAATAAATACATATATTCAAGTTGTGTAAGCACATGCGCAACGGCGTCTAGTGCTAATTCTAGTTATGGGTCTGCTGTTGGAAATTCCACAGTTGGCATATTTGCTTTAGGGTGTAGTGCTGGTGCTTCAACCACTCGCGATAAATACACATATTCAGGTTGTGTAAGCGCATCAGCAACAGCAGCGAGTGCTGTGTCATATGGCGGATCAGCGGCAGGAAATGCTACGGTTGGAATTTTTGCTTTAGGGTATGCTTCTGGTGCTGGTGTTAGCACAACCCGTAATAAATATACATACTCAGGTTGTGTAAGTGCATCTGGAACAGCGTCTAGTGCTAATTCTGGTTTCGGCTCCGCCGCATCAAATGGAACAACAGGGGTAAACACTTAATATGAACAGCAAACCACACCGAAACAATTCAGACTTTCAACTCCGCTACTTCATGGCTGGCTCTTGCTACACGCCTGACGGCGCTTGGGCGTTGTTGTATGGACAGCGTATAGACATGGAAGTGAAGGTCGAACACTCCAAAGCGCAGAAGATGAAGCGCGAAGCCAAGATTATGGAGAATGAGGCAATCATCGCTGACCCAGACAAAAAGCCGTGGGAAAAGATGGTCGCTGAGGCCACAATCATCGAATGCAACTCGGCTGAAGACACATGGCGCAATAACCATGAGGCCGCCATCATGGAATTGAAGACCATCAATGACCTGATGGCAGAGCTTGAGCCGCAACGCAAATACGGACACCTTCCCATGTTGGAGGCCAATGAGGCCCACCAGCGCGACGAGTGGCTGGGTGAATTGCAGGGTCGGGTGGAGAACTTCATTCTGTCTCAGGGCAACATCCCGCACGACCACCTCAACACCATGCGCTGCCACCCAGACTTTGAGACAAAGATCGTGCCGCACATCAAGCAGGTCTTCACTGCTCTGGCTGGCAAAAGTGAGCGTCTGGATCTTCTTACTCGTCAGGCTCCCATATTCTTGGAGGATAAATCGTGACTGGATACGTTAAGACAACAACTGCCAATCAGTTTGTCGAATACCCCTATGGCGCTGAAGAGCTGATGCGGGACAACCCCGGCTTTGGCTACACGCCATACTCCGACTTTGTTGAGATATTCCCCAACACTGACGCATATAAACTGCATGGATTTCGCATTAGCTATGTTGAAATTGATGCCGATCCAACTTATGACGGTAAGACGCAAACGGTATTCCGTTCGCCTGAGCCGTTTGTTCGTGATGGCAAGTGGGTCTTCTCATGGATTGTCCGTGACCTGACACCAGAAGAAATTGCCAACATGGAGAAGATGCAGGCAGAACTTCGTCGGCCTTGAGGGGAAAAGGTATGACTGATGAGCTTGAGCAAATACATTGCTTTCCTACGACTATTTATGTGGTCAAGAAGCCGCAATTCTTAGACACGGTTCGTCCAGTCGTTGATGAATACATTGAAAAGCGCAAGAAAGAGCAGGGTCAGCCAAATGAGGTTTACCCTGTCTACATGACTGACAATCTCTTTGAAGACCCGCGCCTAGAAGATTTCTGCGGATATATCGGCAGCACGGCGTGGAACATTCTGGGCGGTCAGGGCTACGACATGCCAAAGTTCAGCACCTCATTCACAGAAATGTGGGGCCAGCACCACTACAAATACTCAGGCATGGACCAACACGTTCATCCCTACGGTTCGCAGATTATCGGCTTTTACTTCCTCAGATCACCACAGGGCGGCTCTGCGGCCACATTCCATGACCCCCGCGCTGGTAAGGTACAAGCCAGTCTGCCTGAGTTTGATATAGCCCAGATCAGCGGCGCTAGTAATCAGATCAATGTGGCTCCAGAGGCCGGAACTATGATCTTTACAAATGCTTGGTTGCCGCACTCATTCACGCGCAACAGCTCAGAAGATCCAGTGACGTTCATCCATTTCAATCTGAGCGTCATTGCCAATCCTCCTGCTCCGGCGGCAGAGGTGATCTGATGAAGTACCACATTAGATACAACAAGTCGGCTGGTGAACCCGGCAGAGGCACTGCTGATCATAAGTGGCGTGTCTTTGAAGAGGGAAAAGAGTATCTCTTCAAGAACTTCAAAGTGAATGTGCCGTGCCACAATGAATTTGCTTATGGAGATTGGAATTTAGCTTGCGAAGGTGTTCTTGTCATAGACAGGGAAACATCTACAGCGATTATTAATAATCTTCCATAAAGGGGAACTTATGGGAAACGAACCAGCATCTCTGCCGCAGGTAGAGCAATTCTTCTTTTTTCCGTGTTCTATCTATCGAGCAAATTTGCCCGATTTCTTGCCAGAAGCCAGCAATGTCCTTAGCGAACATCTCGAACTTTCACCCAAAGCAGATGATATCTACCCGATAAGCCAGACTGGAGGGATGTTTGATACCCGTATTCAGGGGCTAATTGACTATATTGGCAATACGTCTTGGTTGATCTTGAACGAACAGGGCTACAATATGGACCTGTTCAACTGCACGATCAGCGAGTTTTGGGGCCAAAGGTTCTATAAACATGGCCAACACATTGAGCATATTCACAACATGGGCGTCCAGCTCACTGGGTTCTATTTTGTCGAAGTGCCGGAAAACAGTTCACGGCCTTTGATCTTCGATCCCCGCCCCGGCAAAAAGCAGATCAATTTGCCAGAGCGTGACATGTCGCTAGTCACTCAGGGGTCTGCCCAAGTTAATTTTGACGTAAAGTCTGGCGACATTTTGCTGTTCAATTCTTGGCTTGGCCACGGGTTTACGCCAAATTCTTCAGACAAAGAGTTTCGTTTCATCCACTTCAATGTCGGGGTGATTCCGTCTATATTGCCATCAGCAGTTCCGCTATCGAATGCAGAGGTTGTTTGATAAACTTATCAAAGAAGGGGAAGTAAAATGAATGACACGCTTATCGAGCTAAAATTGACTGTGGAGCAAATAAATTATATCTTGCAGGCACTAGCTCATCGGCCATTTGGGGAAGTTGTTCAGCTTATTAGCGACATAAAAGCCCAAGGCGAATCGGCTATCAAGTCTGTGCAGCCAAGGGCAGAAACCGTAGAAAATCCAGAGGCCTAGTATGGATACCCAAAGCCTAATTAATCTTGGTGTTGGCGCTGCAATCGCAATAGGCGGTTGGTTTGGCCGAGAGCTTTGGGACGCTGTTAAAAAATTGAGGGAAGATCTTCATAGAATTGAGGTAGAACTTCCTTCAAATTATCTTCGCAGAGACGAATTTGGCGAAGGCATGAAAGAGATCAGAGATCTATTTAATAAAGTTTTTGATAAGTTAGATGGGAAAGTAGACAAATGATGTCTTCGGATTCCATTATCAAGCCTATTGCGGCGGCGACTGCAATTGTCACACTTTTTGGTGGTTGTTATTCTCTGTATGATAAGTTCAAGCCCGGACCAAAGAATATCCTAGAATGGGACGCAGACCACTTCAGCATTTCAAACGGCCCAGCTTCTGGCGAGTTCAAGGTGGTTGTTGCACGGCAAAAGATCCGCGATGACTGCACAGTTGAAGCCTTTGGTCTTGAAGTTCGGGATGCTGATTTCATTGTCCATAAAGCAAATTCATCTGTCTCCACGTTCTCTGGCCCAGCCAGCCCTACGGTGGACAAGTTTGGCTACACAATGACGATTGAGAAGCCTGAAAGTTTGGCTCAGGGCAGCGCAAAGCTGATTGCCCGAATTACCTACAAGTGTCCAGAAGGCAATGTCATCATTGCCTACCCAGACCATAAGAACTTGAATTTCAATATTGAGGGCAGATAATCATGCGTATGTCAGATCAGGGCATAGACGCCCTTCTCAAGAAGTTTGAAGG